TGGCCTAATAATACATTGATTGCATTGTCTTCAGCATCGTTTAAATTTGAATATTTATATAAGCTTTATGAGCAGTATGAGAATTTAATATTCAATCCTAAAAACAAAGAAAAGACAAAGCGTTGCGTCATGCAGTTTTCTTATGATTGCGCTCCAGTGCAGTTATACGATCAGAATTTGATCAATCAGGCGAAAGCTACAATGAGTGAATCACAATTCTTGCGAGAGTTTGGCGCACAATTTAGTGATGATAGTTCTGGATATTTTAAAATATCTAAAATGGCATTATGCACAGTGCCTGATGGTGAGCTTCCTGCTGTTGAAGTCGTAGGAAATTCTGAAGATGAATATATATTAGCGGTTGATCCTTCTTGGTCAGAAACAGAATCATCTGACGATTTCGCTATTCAAGTTTTAAAAATTAATAAAGAAAAACAAATCAACACATTAGTTCATTCTTACGCTCTTTCTGGGTCTTCATTGAAAGATCATATTAAATATTTCTTATATCTACTACAGAACTTTAATATTGTGGCTATTTGCATGGATTATAACGGTGGCGTTCAGTTTATGAATTCTTGCAATGAAAGTGAATTATTTAAAGATGCTAAAATCAATTTGAAACCAATGGTAACTGAATTTGAGAGACCAGAAGAGTATGCTCAGAACTTATATTCTGCAAAGAGCGAATATAATAAATCAGATTACAAATATGTTTTCTTAAGAAAGCCTACTTCTGGTTGGATACGATTAGCGAATGAAATGTTGCAAGCTAATTTCGATCATCGTCGTACATATTTTGCAAGTCGCGCTATTGATGATAACTTCAGAAGTCAAACTAAAAAGCATATAGGTATAACAGATATAAAATTTTCAAATGCTTTAGATAGTGAAAAAGAAAATGAAGAAGCTAAAATGATTGACTTTGTTGAACATTTATCTGATATGATTTTGCTTACAAAAACAGAATGCGCTCTTATACAAATAACAACATCTGCTCAAGGTATGCAGAATTTTGATCTTCCTGCAAATCTTAAACGTAAATCTGGACCAGATAAACCTAGAAAAGATAGTTATTCAGCATTAGTATTAGGTAATTGGTTATCTAAGGTATATTTCGACATGAATAATACTCACGTTGAAGATATGACTGAAACTTTTGAACCAATGTTTATTGCTTAAAAGTTAAAAAGTCACTTTTAAAGTTACAATGTGTAACTATTATTAACATGAGTCGCAAATATAATAAAAGATCAGATTATTGGGATAAATTCTCTAAAGCTCAAGAAGGTCAATCTGAACCTCTCGACGCTCTTTTAAAAGAAAACTCATCAGAGCCTTCTTTGGTTGGTGATCCATTTTATCAACAAGAATCAAAGGCTTCGACTTATGAAAGAGGTGGGGCTGGAGAGTCTACTAATTTGCGAAGAAATTTAGCTTATATAGGACCAAAAATTTATAAATATGGCAATATCAGAGAAGGCTTATTGCCTTTCGAATTTTCAATAAATGGATATAATATCCGCGATGCAATTGAGCTTTGTCAAAAGGCTTATGCTAACGTAGCTATTTTTAGAAACGCAGTAGATATTATGTCTGAATTTGCCAATGCAGAAATATATCTTGAAGGTGGAAGTCAAAAAGCAAAAGATTTTTTTGCAAAATGGATGAAGTATACAAGAATGTGGAATGTCAAAGATCAGTATTTTCGTGAATACTATCGTAGTGGTAATGTTTTCTTTTATAAAATAAACGCTAAGTTTGAAATCGACGATTTTCAAAAGATTTTAGAAACATATGCATCGTATGATGGAGCATCATATAATACAGATATTAAATTATACAATTATCCAACTCCATATGATGTAAAGAATTTGATTCCTGTTCAATATATTCTTCTTAATCCATTTTATTTAACAACGAATCACACAAGTTCTTGGAATCAAGTCGTTTATCAAAAGATACTTTCTGTATATGAATTAGAAAGACTTCGCTCACCAAAAAACGATCATGATCAAATGGTTTTTAACAGTTTAGACAAAGAGACTCAAGACAAGATTGCCAATGGGCAATGGGCAAGAGATGGTCTGAAGATACAAATAAATCCTACAAATATTATATATTCTTTTTATAAGAAGCAGGATTACGAACCTTTTGCTGTTCCTTTTGGATTTGCAGTTCTTGATGATATCAATTTTAAAATGGAAATGAAAAAGATTGATCAAGCTATTTGTCGCACGATTGAGAATGTAATTCTATTGATTACTATGGGTACTGAGCCAACGAAGGGCGGTATCAATCATAAAAATATCAAAGCAATGCAAAGTCTTTTGACCAATCAGTCAGTTGGTCGCGTTCTTGTTGCGGACTATACTACTAAAGCTGAATTCGTTATCCCAGACATGAATAAAGTATTGGGATATGAAAAATATAAAGTTGTAAATGAAGATATTAAAGAAGGATTGCAAAATATATTAATTGGATCTGAAAAGTTTGCAAATACAACAGTAAAAGCTCAGGTATTTTTTGAAAGATTAAAAGAAGCTAGAAAAGCTTTCTTGAATGATTTCTTGCAGCCAGAAATGGAATTAATATTCCGTAATCTAGGATTTAAAGGTAAATGTCCTATTGCTAAATTTGAAGAAGTATCCATTAAAGATGAAACTCAATTTAATCGCGTGGTCACGCGCATGATGGAGCTTGGTATATTACCGCCTGAAGAAGGTCTACGAGTTATTGAAACAGGTATTTATCCAACTCAAGAAGAATTGGGTGCTGCTCAGGCTAAATTTGTAGAAGAAAGAAAGAAGGGATTTTATAATCCAATTGTTGGTGGCGTTCCTGTTATTCCTCCACCAATGCCTGAAGTTTCAGGAGTCAAACCTCCAATTAAAAAGACTACCACTCCAAATGAAAGGGGTCGTCCAATTGGATCAAAAGCAACTGTTTACGCTAAAGATGCAATTGCTAAAGTAATGGATAAAACAAAAGATTTATATTCTATTATTGAAGCTGGTTTAAAAAAGAAATATTCTAAAAAATCTTTAAATGCTGAACAAAAGAAACTAGCACAAGGAATTTCTGAAGCAATTATAATTGGATCTGAATCAGAAAATTGGATCTCTACCGCTACAGATGTTTTGAATAACACTGATAAATTAGACAAGCTAAGTATACTTAATGAAGTGCAAACAACTGCAAGCGAACATGATTTAGATACATATGCAGCAGCACTTTTATATCACAGTACTAAATATTCTGTGTAAAATCTAATATTATGTTTCTTTATAGAACTAAATTTGACAATATAGTTACAGCTTCATTGAATTTTGATAATAATGTTTTATTGTCTCAAGCTTCATTAGATTCTCTTAAGTCAATTATACCTTCTTCAGTTAATTTAGAAAAGAATGTCGATTTAGTCGGCGCTGCATTTAATGCCGCTGTTGTTAATCGTTTTAATAAGAATGGTGACGGTATTGATACAAACACAGCTATTGCATTTAAAAAATATTTTATACACAAGCCAACAAATATTGAACACAAAAAGCAAAGAGTAGTTGGTCACATTGTTAATTCAGCATTTTCTTCTTATGGGGAAAATAAAATTTTATCTGATGACGATGTAAGAGGCACTCTTAGTCCATTTAATATTGCTTTGGCGGCTGTTGTATATAAAACAGTTGATCGTCAATTTGCTGATGCGCTTATGGATTCTAACGATCCACAATCAGCATTGTTTGAAAAAATTAGTGCTAGTTGGGAGATTGGATTTAACGAATATTATGTTGCAGTTGGAAGTTTAGATTTGAAACAAGCTGAAATCATTACAAAAAAAGAACAAATAGAAGAGTTTAAGAAATATTTAAAAGGCTTTGATGGTTCTGGTTTTATGAATGATGGTACTCCAGTATATCGTTTAGTTACTGGTCGTATTTATCCTTTAGGTATTGGCTTTACTACTAATCCTGCTGCTGATGTTCAAGGAGTTGTAATTGACGATGGAACATCTGCTATAGAAACCGAAGATGAAGATGAAAATGAAGATGAAAACGAGATGGAAGAAATGGAAACTGAAGAAGCTGAGTCTTACGAAGTAAATTCTATAGAATTACTTAATTTGAATAATAAAATATTTTCACAAACAGAAAAACAACCTGTAAATATTACCAAAACTAAAATTATGGATTTAGAACAAATACTATCTGCATTAAAAACAGTTCTCGCTGAAAAGCAAGATACTGCAAAGTTTAGTGAAGAAGCTGTAGCTTCTATTTCAGCTAAAATCGCTGAAAGCATTAAACTAAAGAACGAAGAAATCAAGCTAGAAATCGAAAAGGCTGAAGTCGCTAAGGCTGAAGCTATCGCTCAAGCTGAACAATTCAAGAAAGATCTTGAAGAAAATAACAAGAAGCTTTCTGAGACTGCTGCCAAGCTCGCAGAACTCGAAAG